CGAGTTAAATTATTATTGGCGTCATATTGTCCGATGCCGTTTTTATATAGTATTGGATCTCCGTGTGTTTTAATAAAATTTTGTGTTAAGGTCTTGTCACATTCGTCATATAATTTATAGTAGTGTCCCTTCGTTAATGTAAAGTTTTTTACAGGAACATCTAATGCCGACGACGATTCATAACCATTAAAATGTGCCGCTGTTTTTCTGTCTAAATATACATTTAATATTTCACTCTTATTACCACTTAGTTTGGCAATGTAACCTAAACTTTGAACCTTGGTTTGTTTTGTTGGCTTTATGTTATGGATTATATTGGCATCTAGTTCTCTGTCTACAAATACCCAGCGGAAACCATTATAAACTGTGTTTTCTAAAACAGCCTTGTTAATACTTGGCCTTTTAATATTATAGTCTTCTTTCATTGCTTCTGAAACACTTTCATATACTTTTATGAGTTCTAATGTCTCCGGATTAATCTTTTGTAAACGTGGTCCAAGCGTGACTAGTGGTTCATTAAATCCAGTCACTACTTTGGTCTCCTTAGTATTCAGTTTACTTAATATTTCGTTATTTGCCTTTTCTAGGTTGTCTATTTTACATGACATTTGCTTAACTATTTGTAATAGTTCTTGTATTAACAAATTATCATTATTTGTGTTTTTCATTTCAAGCATAAGACGGAGTTGTTCATTCTCCAGTTCTATCTTATTCGTATCATTTGTATTAAAATATTTAATATTATTGTTGATAATATCCAATAATGTTTTATAAGAAAGGTTTTTACCAATTAAAAATAATTCAAGTTCTGTCTCATGTCCTTTTAAATCGGAAACTCGATTACCTCTGATAGTTTCGTGATTGTGTAAAAAACTCTCGAAATCTTTGCTTTTGTTGACGGCAAAGCAATCCAGCAATAAACACTCTTCGTATTTTGATTTATGTTCCTTGTATCTATCTATCACGCCTCTACGGCTTTCTCCTAGCTTTATAATGTATTGTTTATTTTCAAATGTTTTGACTTTAATGATATACACAATGGAACCAATAGTGGCATACTCTTTGAGTAATATTTTCTCTCTTTCTAGAATTTTTTGCTGTTCTAATTTTAATTCATATTCTTTTGCTTTTTGGTCTTCTACTGTTTTAAATTCATTCGATTGTTGTAACAGTTGTTCTTGTAAATTGTATACTCCATTTAATCTTATTTCTTTTATGACTTCACATACCCAATTTTGAAATTTTTCAGCAATTGGTTTTCTTGATTTAAATAATACTTTATATAGACCTTTTTCAGTAAGAAATGTTACTTGTTTTGGTCCAGTAGACGTGTCCATAGTATGGACATGTCTTTCAGTTTCATCAAAATATTGAATTGATGTTCTAATATTTCCCATTTCTAAAATTTCACCTATATCACTTGCTCTAAATAAAGGGTCATTAATAGTCCCCTTTATTACTATATCAGTGTGCATATTATTTGCGGTAAAAGCCTTAACTACTTCCATTATTGTTCTGTAATATACTATATTACATGTCTTTAAGTTGTTTTTTGTGTTATATATTATTAATTGTAATAATACCTATATTTTCTTTACTTCGCAAGTTGGAGAAGCAATGTTATATTGTTTTTTGCTTTAATAATTAAAAAGCGTTAAATTAATTATTAAAATATGATATAAATTCTGAGACGATACATCGTAACAGTTCGCTTAATTTGAATAAGCCAACCCTCCCATGCCCGACATAATTCTCAACACGTTGTAGTTGGTAGCATAGACACGGACCTTGGCAGTCTTGGTTCCCTCAACGGTGGCGTTGGAGAGGACAAGCTGTAAAGTGGCGTTATCTATTCTTGAGAAGTTGCACGTGCCGCTGGGTTGGTGTTCCTCAGGGCGGAGGGCAAAGGAGTACACGTTGATACCCTCATCAGGGTTTCTGGTGTGCGCCTGGTAGGGTTGGACCCACGAGAAGTAGGTTCCTTCGCGCTCAGAGAAGCGGTCTTGGCCGTTAAGTTGGAGCTTAGCGGTGACGACGGGGTTCTGTCCCCAGCAGTGGAGGTCCAAAGAGGTCTCAGTCAAAACGAAGGTACCAGCATCAGAGACGGTGGAGTTATCATTGTGGCCATTGGACAGATCCTTGAGGGCAGCGAGGATAGAGGGGTCAACACCGAGGTCAGGGTTTTGGGGGACAGGGACGCCTCCCAAGTTGGCCTCATTGTAGGGGTTTTGGGGACCGTGCCAGTATCCAGTGAAGCCAGCGGGGATATCATAGTCAAGAGCACCAGCATCATCGAAGAGACCACGGGCATCAATGTAAGCACGCGAGTCAGCAGCGACGGCAGCAGGGCCACCGAAAGCATGGATGGCATTGGGGAGCGCATCGATGGCATCAGTGTAGTTGAAGGGTTGGGCACCAAGGACCTTGAACAAGAGAGCATCGCACACCAAAGATGAGCAATAGTCAACGTTCTGATCGGGTTGGACGACCCAGATAAGCTCCTTAACGGGGTGGTTAAAGTTGAGCTTGATCTTATTGGAAGATGAACCAACAGACTCATCACCAGTGAATTGGAGCTGGGTGATGAGGTACTCGTGGGGGTTCTGGGCAAATCTGCGGCGCTCGTCAGTGTCCAAGAAGACATAGTCGACGTACAAAGAGGCAGCAACGAGTGACTGGTTGTAGGCGATGGCGGCAGGGACGGGGCGGCCAGGGGCATATTGGCCAGAGGCGGTGATGGGGTTGGAAGCATTGGAGTTGCAAGACAATGTGGTAACAGCCCACAAGCACTCATCAATAGGGCGGATATCAAGGTTAATTTTTACTTCGTGATACTGTACATCACGATTTTACCCCACCTTTCGGTGTATTTCATGTTTCTAGGGAGTAGACTATATCTTAAGCCTTCAACAGAGATGATTAATCTCTTCAGACCCAAAACCGTTTAGTCGTTGAACCTTCTCCATAATCTTATCATTGTGATCGTAGGAGCTTGGCTGCGGATTATCTATTTCTAAGGGAACCAAGGTTCCCCTATGACCCCTCCTTTTAAAAGAGGCATAGGGCTTGTTAGTTTCCTTATCATACGAGACATTTTTACCATACCCGAGTTCACATCTCGGCCACTGTAAACTTTCATTTACAGCTTGGTAGTCGTCGTCTTTAAGAACTTCCCGCAATTTGGTCTTGTCGCCACATGGCTGAGCGGTTCAGTAACATGTGACTAGCATCTGGGGATGACAAAAGTCATTTTGAGCCCCTAACAAGGTTTCTCTAAAACAGTTCTCATATGTTTTAGGTTGGATGCTTTTCTGCCCTACAGTATTCAAGGCAATCAAAGGGAGAGCCAAACCAGGGTTGGTGCAAAACCAAAACTGGAGAGGGATATAAAGGGTGGTTTCAGGGAGGGCGTTTCTGGGAGCGCAAACTTGACGGGGAGCCAAGGAGTCGCAAGGACCATCAACCTCAGAGAAAGAGGGATCAGTGATGAAGGTGAGTTGGGTGGTGTTACCAATCATCTTGAAATATCCCTTTTGTTGCTCAGCGGTCATGGTGAGCTGGTTCCAGATGTGCATCCAGTCACCATATTGACGGTCAATTCTTTGGCCACCAATCTCAACCTCAACCTGAGCAATGAGTTGCTCACCGGGGAAGTCCAACCAACGGGCATAGACACCCGAGCCGGAGCCAACAGCGAATGAGGCAATGCCCATCAGCTGGTTGATCTCAGGAAGAGTGACTTGCAAGTATGTTCTGTAAGCAAGATCACCGTTTCTGGAGATAACACATTGGACTCTGCGTCCGAAATCGGCCTGGCCGTTGAAAGTTTGCTCGATCGATTCGATGGCAAAGTTAGTATAACGTCTGTAAGTGACCTTCCAGAACGTGATTTGAGGATTACCTGTACATTTCCTCTACCTTATTTTTCAATAAGGATTAGACTATATCTTAAAATGAATTTATTCTATTTGTTTATTTTCTTTACTGAAAACTAGTTCTTTATTAAATATAAATTCACTCGAAAACCATTTAGTCGTTGAACCTTCCTCTTTAAATTTTTCTATTTTATCAAAAATTAGATTTATTTGTTCCATATCAATATTTTTTTTAGATGAATTGTATTTTACTGTAACCGGCATCATATTTGACCAATTCCAGCATTTTAATTTTTCGTCTTCAACAGACAAATCAAATTTACATACTGGAATGATATGGTCAATAGACCAAAATGAAGCATAGTTATCCCAGTTCATTTCCTTTGTAAAATTGTATTCTAACCATTCTCTAAAATATTGAATATTACATCCAATATAATTCATAGTAGTATCATTTTTATTTAGAACATTTCGTAAACGAGCAGCTAATGATTTTTTAATTCTGTAATTCATATTTGTATTACGTTCATTTTTACACCATTCTGTTTTTTGTTCTTTTAAAAATGCTGGATAACAATCTAAACAAATCTTCTTTTTATAATGTTTTTTCAACTTAGCAAAATTATATAATATCTTTTCTGTATTACATTTTTCACATGTTGCTAAAAAATTATCTAGCCGTTTTTGTCTTTGATTTTTTTTTCGAATTTTATCCAATTCATTTAAACATTTTTTACATGTGGATGAATATGAATTGTTAGTATATTGTCTAAATTTATCAATACACTTGGTGTTTTCACATTTACCACATTGTCTTTCTACTATTTCTACTATTTTATTTGGTTGTATATCCATTTATATGATTATGTTACACAATATCTAAATAATTTCATTTTTGTTTATTTTGTTTCATTTTATTTATAAAATTTAAAGAGGCTTGGATGCTCATTGCCCATTTATTCAAACTTTTGTATCAATAAAGTCTAAATCATCTTATTCATTTTTACTATACCCAAGTTTTTTGTCTTGGCCACAACTCTCTCACAAAAGTTGCTTAGTAGAATAAGCTTTAGGGGTTTCAAGCAGTTTGATTTTCTCACTAGGGATTTTCATACTAAACATTTTATTTAGTATCCCTAATTAACATCAGTGGATCTTTTATAGATTCCACAAAGGGTTTTATGAATATCTTATTGATTCGATATTCCCCGATGTTTTTCTACCCTACAGGTTTTTAAGGTAAACATCTTGAGCGCCGTAAGCTACGAGTTGCATAAGTCCGCCTCCCATTTTATATTATTCCTAAAGAAAATAATTTTTGGAATTCTAATTTAATTAAATTTTGACGACAATTAAAATCTAATTAAATACCTACATATTATTTTAATATATTATTAATGTTTACATTTTCCTTCATAAATATGGACAAATATAGCTCATCAAATACTTCTTTTTTCCCCTCATGATTTTTAGTAAAAATATACGATTCTTTTCTTTTCTTAATAGACCAACCATTGTCTAAAGCATTGTATAAAAAGACCATTTTTTGAAATTTAATTTTATCCACTTCCAGGTCTAATTGTTCGTTATTATGTGTTATTTTAATATCAATGTCCATCATTAAGATAACCATTGAAACAATAATTAATGTTTAAACTTATATTTTATAATTCGTATATAATTTTTATAATTTTTTATAATTTTGTCTAAAATAAAATAAAATAAAATAAAATATTCCAACCATAGAAAATAAAATAAAATACAAAAAAATAAATACTTTTACAAAATATCTAATTAAACAGGTTTTTATTTGTATTATATAATGCCATCATTCAAACCTAAAGCTACCAAAAAAATAAAGGTATGTAAAAGATATTCAACAACTTTGGACGGAAAACACAAAGAAATAATGACTGATTTTTCAAAAGACGAATTTGATGTAATTCCTAGATTACAAGAGGAAAAACAAACATTGATTGCCGATTTAAATAATCCCAAATTATCCATTGAACAAATTATGGAGATAAAGGACCGTATTAAAGAAATAAATGAAAGCGTAAAGGAAATAAAGGCGCGAAAAAACAATTACTTTTTGGATAATTCTAAATACATTTTTGAATATTTTGAAAACAAGAAAAACATTGACAATAAGGATGACAATGATGGTGGAAATAGTTCGAAAAGCCAGATGCTCTTTAATTTCTTCAAAATACAGAAACCTGAAAAGGATAATAGTGGTGTCGAAACTCGGAATAAAAATATTGTCCAAAAATATTTGAGTAATATTGATGAGACCTTTATTGATATGAATTCATTTGTTAGAACGACTGATATTTGCCAAAGCTGTTATAAGGGCGAATTGATACCACTCGATGATGAGGGTGTCTTAATTTGTAATATTTGTGCTGTTAGTATTCCATACTTGATAGAGAATGAAAAACCGTCTTACAAGGAGCCGCCTAAAGAAGTATGTTTTTATGCTTACAAGAAAATCAATCATTTTAAAGAGATACTTGCTCAGTTTCAAGGCAAGGAGACAACCCAAATACCAGATGACGTCATTGACCAGATACATCAACAAATAAAAAAGGAGCGTATTGGTCTAGAACAACTAACACATTACAAAACCAAGGAAATACTTAAAAAGCTTGGATTTAATAAATATTATGAACATATCGCATTTATTAAAAATAAGTTGGGAATTAAACCGCCTGTATTTAGTCCTGAATTAGAGGATACCTTGTGTAATTTATTTATGGAAATACAGTCGCCATATGCCAAAACTTGTCCTGATTATCGTGTTAATTTTTTGAATTATTATTATGTATTGTATAAGTTTTGTGAATTGCTTGGAGAAGAACAGTTTTTATCGGATATACCAATGTTGAAAGATAGGGAGAAATTAATAGAACAGGATGAGACGTGGAAGAAAATGTGTATAGAGTTAGATTGGGAGTATATTGCGACTGTTTAAAGTGCTGAAAGTGCTGAAAGTGCTGAAAGTGCTTTTATGTTTTACCAACGTCTTTGTTTTCGGCCACCCTTCTTACTTTTATTCTTTTCAAGATCCTTATGTCTCACTGTTTTACCTAAAGGGTTGGATAGATCGCCGTGACGCACTGTTGTAAAAAGAGGATTGGGTTGGTCACTGTGTCTTATCGTTTTACTTAGCGGATTGGGTAGGTCACCATGACGCACAGTTTTGGCAAGCGGATTGGGTAGGTCACCGTGTCGCACAGTTTTGGAAAGCGGATTGGGTAGGTCACTGTGACGCACAGTTTTGGAAAGCGGATTGGGTAGGTCACCGTGTCGCACAGTTTTAGCCATTGGGTTGGATTTTCTTTTACTAGAGCTAGAGCTAGAGCTAGAGGACTTCGACTTCGACTTTGACCTGGATTTCGACTTTGACTTTGATTTTGGAGAAACTTGTAAATCTGCTAATGATAATCTATCCATAATATATATTTATTGA